CAAGCTTTTGTTAATGGAATTATGGAAGGTGTAGAGTGGGTCTGGAATAATGGCATCATTGAAGCTCAAGAAATTGAAAAAATAGAGACTGAAATTAAACGTGCGACACGTGCGGATCTATATGAAACGCAAGTTCGTGAGTATAAGAATTTCCTCTCGTTACTGAAAACAAATCAATATTAAGGAGTCAAACATGACTGATCAAGTACAAGACCAGGATGTCGAGCTCGACGAGGAAATCGAAGAAGCTCATGATCCAAAAAATGCTGAAGCTCAATCAGTAGCATCTGTTGATGCAGCTGAAAATAAAGGCCCTAAAGCGAAAGCTCGTAAAGGCGATAAGAGCAACAGCGAACCAATGCAAAAAGCACCTGCTGCACCAGCAGCGATGAAGGCCGAAGATGTTGAATTCGATGGAGACTTTAGTGAAGACCTAAGTGCTCTGGTTGAATCTGAGGCAACTCTTTCAGAAGAGTTTAAAGCCAAAACAGCAGTAATCTTTGAAGCAGCGGTTAAGTCTAAAATTGCTACAGAGATCAATCGTTTGGAAGAAGAATACGCAACTCAACTTGATGAGGAAGTAACTTCTATCAAAACAGATCTAGTAGAAAAAGTAGACAGCTACCTCGACTATGTGGTTGAGCAGTGGATGGAAGATAACAAACTAGCAATTCAATCAGGACTACGTACTGAAGTTGCTGAAGGATTTATGAATAAGTTGAAAGACCTATTTGTAGAATCTTATGTTGATGTTCCTGAATCTAAGGTCGACCTAGTAGATGAACTTGCAACAGCACATGAAGAGCTTGAAGAAAGCTACAATGACGCTGTAGCAAAAGCTATCGAAATTGCAGAAGAACTAGAATCATACAAGCGTAAGGATATTATCCGTGAAGCTTCACGTGATCTAGCAGAAACTCAAGTAGAAAAGCTTACCTCACTAGCAGAAAGCGTAGAGTTTGAATCAGAAGAAGCATTTGCAGCAAAAGTTGCAACTTTGAAAGAATCATATTTCAAGCAAGAAAAAACTGCTACTTCCGTTATTGCAGAAGAATCAGAAGATGATACAGCGGATGAAGCTGTTGAAACGAATGCGATGATGGAGTCTTATCTTCAAGCCCTAAGAAAAACAACAAAATAATTAAGGAGATCCTATAATGGAAACTTATGATCGTCTCGTAGAGAAATGGTCTCCAGTATTGAACGAAGAGTCAGCTGGTAAAATCGAGGAAGCGCACAAGCGCTCGGTTACTGCTGCCGTTCTGGAGAACACAGAAAAAGCTCTTATGGAGCAAGGCATGATTAGCGAAGTTGCGGCTAACGCAGCTGGTAATGGTGTTTCATCAACAGATGGTGGTACTGGTGCCGCATCTAACTGGAACCCAATTCTAATCTCACTAGTTCGTCGTGCTATGCCAAACTTGATGGCTTATGACATTTGTGGCGTTCAGCCAATGTCAGGTCCAACAGGTTTGATCTTCGCGATGAAATCACGTTACAAAACAACAACAGCTGGTGTATCAGTAAACGACGAAGCACTGTTCGATGAAGCAGCAGTCAACTTCTCAGGTGATTCAGCGACAACAGCAAATGGTTCACCATCAGGCTTAAGCGGTGTTACAGACACAGACGCTGACGGCACATTGGTTGACTCAGGCGCGTCCTACGCCCCATACACTGGCGACGCAATGACAACTGCTGAGGCAGAAGCACTAGGTACTTCAGGCGCACAAGCGTTTGCAGAAATGGGCTTCACCATTGAAAAAGCAACTGTTACTGCAAAATCACGTGCGTTGAAAGCAGAATACACTCTAGAACTAGCGCAAGACTTGAAAGCAATTCATGGCTTGGACGCAGAGACAGAGTTGGCAAACATTCTTTCAACTGAGATCCTAGCGGAAATCAACCGTGAAGTCGTACGTACAGTTAACGCTCAAGCGAAAATTGGTGCACGTCAAGCGAACGTAACAACTAAAGGTATCTTTGACTTGTCTTCAGATGCTGATGGTCGTTGGTCTGCAGAAAAATTCAAAGGTCTAGGCGTACAACTAGATCGTGAAGCTAACACAATCGCGAAAGAAACACGTCGCGGTAAAGGTAACTTCATCATCTGTTCTTCAGATGTTGCAAGTGCTCTAGCAGCTTCAGGTATGTTGGATTACTCTCCAGCTCTATCAACTAACTTGAACGTTGATGACACAGGCAACACATTTGCTGGTGTTCTAAACGGTCGTATCCGCGTATACATCGACCCATATGCAGATACCGATTACATCAACGTAGGTTATAAAGGTACAAACCCATATGACGCAGGTGTATTCTACTGCCCATACGTACCACTAACAATGGTTCGTGCAGTTGGCGAGAACGACTTCCAGCCACGTATCGGGTTCAAAACTCGTTATGGCATGGCGTCAAACCCATTTGTTGGCTCAAATGCTGCAGATGGTCTTGCTACAAACCGTACAAACCAGTACTACAGAATCTTCCGTGTAGACAATATCTTGACATAAGAATCAAGAGTTTCGGAAAAACTAAAGAGGGCTTCGGCCCTCTTTTTTTATATGTTATTGTTTTTAAACAAAACTTTTTTTCTTTTTTGCTCACTTTTTTGTTTACAATTCATTTGTTTTATATTATTATAGTATTATAAGGAATAAAGGAGATACCTATGTTACTACCAAACGGATCAGCTATCAAGAACGATGTTATCGAATCTTTTAACAAGGCGATTGCCGCAGAGGAGAACTTAGCCCAAGGTTATAAGACTACGATGTTTTGGAACTTTGTTCACTCTGACATGTATATGGATCTATCAGCATGTTACAATCATCAGTACCTCGATGCTTGTTTTGACGCTTTAGCAGATCGTTTAGAAGGAGTAGCATAATGAACAGCACAGACTTTATCTTTGAAGAAGTAGATCGTATCAATGCATTGCCAGCTCAAAGTGAGCAGTCAAGTATGGTTCAATCAGATATGAAGAAGTGGGCTCAGAAAGAAGGCATGTGGCCACAGATAGATTATAAAGCCATGATTGATGCCCATGCAGAAGCTCGTGGCTGGACACAAGAAGACTTTGACGAGTTTATGATCGTCACTCCAGCAGGCTCATTTGGATATTAATAAGTAAGCCTTTTATTCTATATAAATAGAATAAAGTTTTCGGAGAAAATTATGGCTACATTAGATCCAACAATTACAGTAGAAGCCAGTACTACATCCACAACGAGTACTGGCTTGAATAATATTAACTATCTCCAACCAACAGCATTTAACTTAAGTATTGACCGTAAGAATTTTGCTAACCTTCAATTCTTTTGCCAAACTGTACTACATCCATCTCTAAATGTTAATTCAGTCGAAATGCCATATAAACATATTTCTGCTGTACCATTTGCTGGAGACAAACTAACATTTACAGAATTGACTGTAATTATTATTGTTGATGAAAATTTAAATGCATACACTGAAATGTATAATTGGATGCAAAGATTAGTTCAAACGAACGAACGCAGGCCAACTGAAAGAAGAGATAATCAACCACCTACATATTGTGATATGACTCTAAACATTTTAAGCAGTCACAATAATACCACACGTAAAATTAAATATTATGATTGTATTCCAACCAGTCTTGGAGATATGACATTAGAATCTACAACTGGAGATGTTCAGTTTATTACGTTCCCTGCAACGTTTAGATTCTCACATTTTGAGCTTGAATAAATACTATTATATTATGGAGCTATATTATGGATCTGAAAGTGATACTTGAAGAATGGTCTGTTGACTGTAAAATAGACGACAGCCATTTAGATGATACATCTAGAGAAACTCCAAAGTTACATGCAAAATATCTTCAATGGTTGGCCGAGGCCAAGCTAGCAAAGAAGCGTGCCGAGTTCAAACAAAAAACTTTATTGAAACAAAAGTGGCTTTGGTATAATGGCAAGATGTCAGAAGAAGAAATCAAAGATTTAGGTTGGAAGTTCGATCCTTTGGATGGTTTAAAAATCATGAAAGGTGAAATGGATTATTACTATGATAGTGATCCAGAGATTCAGCAATCAGAAGAAAAGATTCAGTACTGGAAAACAGTAATTGAAACATTGACTGAAATTATTACTAACTTAAATTGGAGACACCAGACAATTGGTAATATGATAAGGTGGAAACAATTTGAAGCAGGAATGTGATATAAAAGCGTATCTTAAGGACTACAGCACAATGTATGTTGATTGTGAAGCTGGTCCTGCCGCTGAGTTATCAGATTATTTTTCTTTTTATGTGCCAGGGTATAAATTTATGCCAGCATATAAGAATAAGGTATGGGATGGTAAGATAAGACTATTCAATCGCATGAACGGCGAATTGAGTGCGGGACTGTATGTTTATCTTCTGAAATTCTGTAAGGAACGTGGATACACTCTTGATACTGAGGAAACTGAATATGGTTTTCCGTTTCGTGAGGAACCCGTACTTGAATTCGATGGGTTCTTAAAAGCCAGTTCTCTACCTTTCCCGCCTCGTACATATCAAAAGACTGCAGTGTTAGCAGCGTTGAAAAGATCTCGAGCAATTCTTTTATCTCCAACAGGTTCAGGTAAATCGTTTATTATTTATTTGATTCTGAAATATTATATGTCAATGATAGAAGAAAACAAAAAAATTCTTATTATTGTACCTACTACATCATTAGTTGAACAAATGTATTCTGACTTTGAAGAATATGGAATGATGGTAGAAAATGCATGTCATAGAATTTATTCAGGTAAAGATAAAGTTACAAAGAAACGTGTGATTATTTCCACATGGCAGAGCATATATAAATATCCTAAGAAATGGTTTGAACAATTTGGTATGGTAATTGGAGATGAGTGCCACGGATTCAAATCTAAGTCTCTTTCTTCAATAATGAATAAAGCTACTGAAGCCAAGTATAGATTTGGCATGACAGGCACGCTGGATGGCACGCAGACTCATCAACTAGTTCTCGAAGGTTTGTTTGGACCAGTTTATAATGTAACTAAAACAAAAACGTTACAAGATGATGGAACTCTTGCACCTTTAGATATTAAGGTGTTATTGCTTAATTATTCAGAGGAGGTGAGAAAAGATTTTGGAAAGAAAACTTACCAAGAAGAAATTGATTTCATCATTGGAAATGATACTCGTAATCGGCTCATTCGTAATCTCGCTTTGGATGCTAAAGGAAATACTCTCGTCTTATTTAATCGTGTGGACGCTCATGGAAAGCCTCTCTTTGAGATGATAAATAGTAAGGTAGAGGAAGGGAGGAAAGTCTTTTTTGTAAGTGGTGAAGTGGATACTTCTGATAGAGAAGCGATCCGCAGAATAGTGGAGAAACAAAAAAATGCTATTATTGTTGCAAGTCTTGGTACCTTTAGTACTGGCATTAATATTCGGAATCTGCATAATATCATATTCGCTAGCCCATCGAAGTCTCAAATTAAAGTTTTACAGAGTATCGGAAGAGGGCTACGCCAATCCGATGACGGAAGAATCACAACGCTCTACGACATAACAGATGATTTACATTGGAAATCT